CAGCTTCGAGCGAAGCCGTTTCTGATTACCGCTGCCAGCCCTGTCCTTTCGGGTAAGGCTGTCAAGTGGCTATCTACTTCACCGATCGCGATCTTATTAAGCGTTCGAGTGTGGAACGACGAGCATAACCGACCTCTGAGAACTCTCTTGGAGAATTGGTGTGCGATGACGGGAAACATTTGGATGCTGAACCGGATGGAACTATGGGCGAAAGGCCCTAGGGATGTCCGGGATAAGCGTACGACGGTCACACCTTCTGGTGAGTTAATCACCGGAGGAGTCGACCTTGTGGATTGGCTTCCACAGGTGGGCAAGAAAGTAGGTAGTACTTGGCAACACTTCCTCGGGAAGTTAGGGTTCAAGAAAGAAGCCGCCGGGAAGGTTAGAGTTTTCGCTATGGTCGATTGCTTTACTCAATGGGTAATGGACCCATTGCATCAAGCGATCTTCCAACTCTTGCGGGTTATCCCGCAGGATGGTACACACGATCAGGTAAAACCGCTTGATCGTTTGCTTGAGCGCCAGAGGGAATTGAGGGACAAGAATCGGCCTCCTGGTGATACCCATAAGGGGAAATCACGAGGTCGTGCACTGTCTCGAGAAACCTTCGGGTTGTTCTCGTTCGATTTGTCGTCCGCGACGGATCGTTTACCGCTGGTCTTCCAGAAAGTGCTCCTCTCGCCTATTTTAGGGGCGTGGGGAGCAGAAGTATGGGGATGTCTATTGGTTGCCCGCGACTACCTTTACACTCGAAAAGATGAATTCGGGTTGAAGGGTGGTTCAGTTCATTACAGAACTGGTCAACCAATGGGTGCCCTATCTTCCTGGGCCATGTTAGCGTTAACTCACCATTGCATAGTGCAGTGGGCCTGGTTTAACGTATGCAAGAAGGGCTTCGGAATTTGGTCTTGGTACCGAGACTACGCCGTCTTAGGTGATGACGTAGTAATCTTGGGACGCCAAGTAGCAAAGGAGTATGTACGATTGATGACCGCATTAGGCGTTCAGATATCGATGCATAAGTCTTTGATTTCAACGACTGGATTGGGACTCGAGTTCGCGAAACGTACTTTCCTGAGAGGAGAGGACGTGAGCGCGGTACCTCTGCCCGAGCTTCTGGTTGCAAGGCAAAACATGCCTGCACTTATGGAGCTCTGTCGGAAGTATAAAATGACTTTAGGACAGTATTTGTCTTTCCTGAAGTTTGGTTATCGGGCCAAGGGAGGAGCAACAGCTCACCTTTGGAGAATCTCAAAGCGGTTGAGAAACTACTTGGTTGCTTTCTATTCTCCATCCATGCCAGCCTCTCCTGGGCTTGTTCAATGGTTATCTATGCGCACAATAGGTAGCTATTACAAGACTTCGAAGGCGAAGATGGATGCACTTCTCAACCAACTGATCGTGAATGAGCGGAAAGCTCTTCTCGAGATGTTGGATCGATTGCAACCTCTCGTTTCGGAAGCGAAGCGTTTGGGGACAGTCTATAGAGATCGAGAGCATTATGGGACAGCGCCTAGAGGAGCCGACCGGACATATTTTCATCCTAGTATGGCGATCACCGTCCCGCAGGAGGTGGTCGACAGCTTGAATGAGACTGTGTATCGGGAGGCTTTCTTGGATACTGTCGCTGATGCAAGAGATTTGAGAGCCAAGGTGGAAGAGCTAGAGGTGGCAGAGATAACCACACTCGAAGGTCTTTGGGAGGATCTCGCTAAGTTGCGAGAGAATCTTGGTGCGCTACCGCTGCCTCGGTCATTGCATATCGCTGCTGGAGTTAAACCAGTGAGTGCGGTGAGCTCTGATTTGGGTAGATGGAACGCGTACTCACGCATTTTCCGATCCACTAAGTCTAGTGTATCTAGCTAGAAGGGTAAGCCTGGAAGAGGCTTGTGACGTGGGGGAGCAACCGACGGGTTCGATTGAACCGTGTCGGGCTACCGGGACGGCATTACCGGACTCTACCTATGTGAATAGTAGGTCTCGGGAAGCCATCGTAGGCTAAGGCTCTCAAGATGGATAACCGATTGTATTACAAACGAGTTGTCATGCACTTGTGGCATGGTCAAGTATGAAATCATCGGTCCTGTTGAGATCTTCCTATGCGTCAGCCTTGTAGGGGCAGGTAAGGCCCGCGGAAGCGGGTACTGCCTGTTCTAACTTATCTTATCGTAGATTTAAATGATAAGGCTAAGCCATGAACCTATTAATACGGGGATTGGGGACTTAGCTCGAATATTTTCGAACCTGCATCTGAGCATCGCTCGGACTGGAATAACAAAGGTGCGGTTGTATGGACA